CAAGTACAACAACAAAAAGCTTTACAAGAAGCTATAAACACATCAGTTTTAAGCCAAACACAAAAAGCAAAAGTAACTACAGCTGTAGAAAAAATGTTACAAGAACAAAAAAACACAAAAAACGTAAAATCAAGAGTAGAATACGAAATAAAACTTAGAGAAATGGGTATATCACCCACCGGATCCACCGGCGTAAACATCTTAAAAGCCCTAATGCTAGGCGCACAATATATAAACGACAAGTTTTTAACAAACCCACAAGAACCAAAAATAAATTTTAAAGCAAAATAATATGAGCATATTTAGTAAAGTGGCTATGCCACGACCACCATCAAACACATTTGACTTATCACATGATAGAAAATTCTCCGGAAGAATAGGAGAATTAATGCCAATTTCAGTAATGGAATGTGTACCAGGCGATAAATTCAGCATAAAAGCAACAAACCTAACGAGATTTGCTCCGCTAATCACACCAATAATGCACAAAGCAAGTGTATACTGTCACTTCTTCTTTGTGCCAAATAGAATATTATGGAATAATTGGGAAACATTCATTTCTGGATCTGTAGATGGACAATATCCAAATACAGACCCAACAAATCCAGCTTTCAGCTCTCCATCATTTCCAAAATTAAACATAGTAACATCTGATGGATTCGCAGTATCATCACTAGCAGATTACTTAGGATTACCAACAGGAACAACATTAAACGATGTTTCCGCGCTACCATTCAGCGCATATCAAAAAATCTATAACGACTATTATAGAGACGAAAATTTAATACCACCAGACGAAGTTATATTAGCAGACGGAACACAAACGGCTGGAAACACTTTAAAATTACAAGCATTAAAAAAGAGAGCATGGCAACATGACTATTATACTTCAGCTTTACCTTGGACTCAAAAAGGTCCAGAAGCTACTTTACCACTTGGATCAACAGCACCAATTATATACCAAGCTAACGGAACAGCATCAAAAATAAGAGATTACCAGGGCGGTAATCTTATAACAAACATGACTTTCGACGGAGCTGCAGCATTTAACACAGATGCAGGCGGAGAATTAAAAGCATCAGTACCCCAAAATACATATTTAGATATAGATAGTTCTAGTAATTATTTAGCAGATTTATCTGGAGCTACAGCTTCATCAATAAACGAATTAAGAAGAGCATTTAGATTACAAGAATGGCTGGAAAGAAACGCTAGAGGCGGAACAAGATATATAGAAATAATAATGGCACATTTCGGAGTAATGTCATCCGATGCCAGATTACAAAGGCCAGAATTCCTTGGCGGATCCTCTACCCCTATAACCATTAGTGAAGTGTTGCAGACCTCTGACAACTCAGGGGGAACAGATGGCGGCCCTCAAGGTAACATGGCTGGACACGGAGTCTCAGTTGGAGCATCAGATTACGTAACATATAAATGTGAAGAACACGGATACATTATAGGAATAATGTCCGTAATGCCAATGACAGCTTATCAACAAGGTATACCAAAACACTTTAGTAAATTCGATAAATTCGATTATTACTGGCCCTCATTTGCAAACATTGGAGAACAAGCTATTACACAACAAGAGTTATTTTACGAAAACGATCCAGCAAAAGACGACGCAACTTTCGGATATACACCAAGATACGCGGAATATAAATATTTACCATCTACTGTTCACGGACAGTTTAGAACATCATTAAAATTCTGGCATATGGGCAGAATATTTGCTACAGCCCCAGCCTTAAACCAAGACTTTATAGAGTGTGACTACGAAGAAGTAGACAGAGTGTTTGCAGATCAAACACCAGGAGCAGAACACCTATACGTGTATTTACACAACGAAGTAAAATGCAACAGATTAATGCCATACTTCGGAACACCAACAATATAAAAATTATGTACAAAAAAAGTAAAAAAGTCGGCAAACGAGGAAAAAAAATCAATTTCGGAGTAAAAAAACAAAAAGCAAAATCTAAAAAATTCAACTCTTACAGAGTTGCAAGAGGAGGCTTACGACTATAAACAATTAAAATAGCTACACAGCTAAAAACTATGCAATGTTATACACCATTCAGAGTAAGAAACAAAAATAAGGACATCAACAACCAAAATCTTATGATTGATGTACCATGTGGAAAATGTCTGGCGTGTAAAAAACGCCGAGCATCTCACTGGTCTTTCAGACTAAACGAAGAAGCTAAGACATCATCAAGCGCATGCTTCTTAACATTAACATACCAAACACCACCTACAACAGACAACGGATTTCATACGTTGAAAAAAAGGGACTTCCAGCTTTTCCTAAAAAGACTGAGAAAAAAATGTCCTACAAACAAATTAAAATATTATGCTTGTGGAGAATACGGAACAAAAACATATAGACCGCATTATCATGCGGTCTTATTCAATCTACCACAAAGCCTTATAAACAAACCACAAACAATTACAGACACATGGCAAAATGGACACATTCATTTAGCCAACAACAACCAACTAACAATAAACTATGTAGTTGGATACATGACAAAAAACAACTTTACCAGGCTAAACACCTTTGACGATAGATTACCAGAATTTAGCTTAATGTCAAAAGGCATGGGTTTGGGATACCTCACAAACAACATGATACAATACTACAAAAAGCGAAAGCTTTTCTGTATAGTAAAAGAAGAGGGCGAGATTCTATCTATGCCCAGATATTACAAACAAAAAATCTTTACAAAAGACGAATTAAAAGATTTATACAAAACTTGGTTAGAAGAAAACCAAGTAAATTTCCTGGAACTTTCATACGAAGACGAAAGAATAAAACATGAACATTATAAAAATTTAATAAGAAAAGATAAAAAAGACAGAAAACTTAAAAGACTAACAATATGAAAAAAAGAACAACAACAAAGAAACTTATGTTTCGCACACAATACTCAGAAAATACTTACAAAGGAAAAATAATGGATACAACATTATTAACACAACCAGATCAAAACATGTCAATAAAGGATTTATTAGACAGACACTCCAGAGGATTACCTCTTGGAGCAACAGAACAAAAAGGAGAATATTTCGATACCGAAATACCAAGATTCGACGATATACTCGACGCAGTCGAATACAAAAAATCTTTAATACAAAAACAAAAAGATTTAGAAACAAAAATAAAAGCTGACCAAGAGTCAGCAAAACAAAAAGAAAAACAAATGGAGCAGAAACTAGCTCCAAAACCTACAGAAAAAAGTCAAAGCGAAGCTTGACAATTTTCTTAGGTCAAAAGGCCAAAGGCCGTCCAGCACTAATACCTACTTGATATATTAGTGCTAATTGACACTAAAAAATAAAAAAAGCGCTAAAAAAGGAGGCACGACGCAAATAAAAGCTTAAAAAAAAACAAAAAAGTCAATTAAAAAACCAAAAAACAAAAAAAAACACTATATTAGTATCGTAACAGAGGTACGAACATAATATAAATTATAGTTCAAATTAACAATTAAAACACATCACTAATGAAAACAACAAATTTTAAAACAGAACAAGAAAAACAGTACACAGAAAAAATGCGATCTATCATTCTACAACACTGTGTATCCTGTCATCAACAACTAGACTTATTACAATTAAGACTAGTAAACTTTGACGACCTAATCACAGGCGTACAAAGTACAATAAAACTTACAACTACACAATTACAAGAAATAGTAAAAGACAACCCATCCCCTACTTGGGAACCAGATGGACAACCAGTAAAATTAAAAAAAGTTTAAATCATGGATCCATTAACAGGCAAAGCATTATTAGGATTAGCAGGAAGCCTAGGATCCTCATTACTGGGAAATAGGGGTGCAAAACGTAGACAACAACTAGCAGATCAAAACAACATAAAGTTTTGGCAAATGCAAAATAAATACAACACCCCTAAACAACAAATGGCCAGACTTAAAGAAGCAGGCCTTAACCCGGCGCTTATATACGGCTCAGGTGCAACCAACACCGGTGTAGCTGGGTCGATAGCCCCATCAAAGCCAGCGCCATACAATATAAAAGACCCTACTCCACCAGTTTTACAATCTATGATGCTACAGTCACAGATAAAACTACAAAATTCACAAGCTAACAAAAACGACGTAGAGTCAGCTAGAATATCTGGTATAACACCAGGACAAGTTCAAGTACAACAACAAAAAGCTTTACAAGAAGCTATAAACACATCAGTTTTAAGCCAAACACAAAAAGCAAAAGTAAC